TCACTCACACCCTCACTCACACCCTCACTCACACCCTCACTCACACCCTCACTCACACCCCCACTCGCACTCTCTCCCCGACCATTCTCACGATCACGACCACGACCACGATCACGACGACGATCATTCTCACCCCCACACTCACGATTTTGATTGCCCCGATCCGTGCCATTGTTGCAAGTGTTGCAGTTGCCCTAGTTCTTCAAGCTCACCGCCTAGCCCCTCCTCACCAAGTTCTAGTTCTCCTAGCTCACCAAGTTCTAGCTCTAGTTCTAGTTCTTGTGACGCACAAGTGGGTGATGTGTATGAGCGCTACGACGAAGCCGAAGGTATATGTAAAACATACACAGTTTTGTCTGTGACGGGGAATCAAGTAGAGCTTGAATACGGGGGAGGTGCTGAAGTTATAACTGTTAATTGTGGCGATTACGATAACTGCCCAAGTTCACCAAGTTCTAGCTCAAGTTCTAGTTCTCCAAGTTCTCCAAGTTCTCCAAGTTCTCCAAGTTCTCCAAGTTCTAGCTCTCCAAGTTCTCCAAGTTCTAGTTCACCAAGTTCTAGCGCAAGTTCTCCAAGTTCTAGTTCACCTAGTTCCCCAAGTTCACCTAGTTCACCTAGTTCACCTAGTTCACCTAGTTCACCTAGTTCCCCAAGTTCTAGTTCACCAAGTTCTAGCGCAAGTTCGCCGAGCTCTAGTTCCCCAAGTTCGCCGAGTTCAAGTTCCCCAAGTTCGCCGAGTTCAAGTTCGCCGAGTTCAAGTTCCCCAAGTTCGCCGAGTTCTTCTAGTGAAATTTGGTATACGGTAACGGTAGACCCATGTGCATCCGTAAGTTCGCCAAGTTCTAGTCCTTCACCGAGTCCCTCGCCTAGTCCTTCACCTAGCCCTAGCCCTAGCCCAAGTCCAAGTCCTTCACCTAGCCCAAGTCCTAGTCCAAGTCCTAGCCCCTCGCCTAGTAGCAGTTCAAGCTCATCTGAAATTTGGTATACGGTAACGGTAGACCCATGTGCATCCGTAAGTTCGCCGAGTTCTAGCCCTTCGCCGTCCCCTTCGCCGAGCCCTTCGCCTAGCAGTAGCGCACCCTCACACTCCTCCCCATCTTCGCCCTCGACCCCCTCTTATTCATCATCTCCGTCGAGTAGTGGTTTATACTAATGGAACAAGCAGAGCTAGTAACAGAACTAAACAAAGAACGGTTGGACTTGTGTAGTACCGCCAACATATCCAAACGCCCTTTGATAAAAGCGGGAGCAGTCCCGCACAGCGAAGAGGGTATTTTTAACCCGTCCGTCTGCGCTACAGGCAACGAAGCTACACTAATATTTAGGGCAGAACCTACCAACAACACTTGGAAGGGGCATTTTTTAGAAGAAAAAGCAGTCCCCATGATTGCGACGGGTTTCGTGAACAACGATTCAATTAGCCTGCATAGCGAACCACATCCAATAGAGTCGGGTATGCCTATGGCGTGTCGTCCCGAAGATTGGCGAATATTTCGGCACAGACAGAAAACCTATGTAAATTTTACGAACTACTTTTATTTTAATAACGGATGGCCTCAGAAAATAGCTAGGAGTCGAACCGCGCTAGGAACTTTAGAGGAAGGTAGAATTTCGTATATACGGGAGATGGACGCTAGTGACCACCTTGAGATGGGTAGGGAAGAAAAGAATTGGTGCTTTTTTAGCGAAGAAGACGAGTTGTTTTGCGTTTACTCCATCGAACCGTTTGTCGTACTGCACTGCGATGCTTTGGGTAAAGTTCTGAACAAAAAAGAAACTTTTAAAGGATTGCCTAGGAGAAACCACAAGTTTGTAGCAAACTCCACAAACCCAATTCTAGTTAACTTGGACGGGTATGGCGAAGTGTACTTGATGTTCGTCCATCAGTTTTGCACACCTCTAGGCAAGTCACGCAACAGAGTTTACTATCAACACGCGCTATTGTTTTCAAAGTACGGTCACGAACCCGTGGCGTTTACCCCAAAACCGATAACGGGTGGAGGGTCAGCCGAGGGCAGGCACGATGGAGTCGTGTACTTTTCGGGTGCGCTAGAAACCGAAGACAACATTTTAGTGACAGCGGGCGAGGGCGACTCACACAGTTCGTGTTACTGCATACCTAAAACAGATTTAATTAAAAACTTGCAAGCAATATGATCACGAATACTAAAACACGGCTCACGAAACCTTTTGTGTTTGTACACATTGGTAAGACGGCAGGCACTTCCATAGAGTTGGCTCTGTGCGACAAATTTAACATAGACTTTGAGCTAACGAAAAAGAACCCCGACACGGGCGAATGGTGGAAGCATTCGTGGGCGAGAGGTTTGAAAAAAAGTTTGGGAGAAAGTCGTTGGGACGAGAGCTTTGTTTTTTCAATAGTTCGCAATCCTTATGATATGCTCCTGTCGTTGTACTCGATGTACACTCAATATCCTCAATATACTAACCCGACAGTTCACGCTGATTTGTACCACCCTTGGAACGCTTTTGAGAATTTTGAGCACTTTGTGTTGAGTATGGGGCGTGGTACATACACGGGCACTGATAAAGATAAGTTAGAAGACTTGTGGGAGCATCACAGATGCATACAAACAAAATTTTTATATTGGCGTTTCGATGACAAGAAAGACCCTTTGGTGGACTATGTGGGGCGCTATGAAAACTTAGAAGAATCGTGGGCTCACATTTTAAGAGAAATTGGAATCAGTAGATTCATCCCTTTACCAAAACACGGGGCTACGAAACACGAACCTTGGGAGAATGTTTATACTACTGAGATGAGAGAGATTGTTTACAATTACAATAAATTAGATTTTGAAAACTTTAGCTATAGCGCGTAGCGCAATAATCTCGACAGAAGAAAACTAGGCGCATATCATATTGAGGAGGAAGAACAATGCCATACAAAACAAAAGACCCTAATTTAAATGCAGTTATGAAAGTAGACGGTGATTGCGCTACAGTAACTGCGGGCACTGCCATTTCCGCAGCGAATGTCGGAAACTATAGCGAATTATCGGGTACAGAGTATGCTGATTGCGAAGAATGTGACGGCGGTTCTCAGCCAAGCGGGAGCTCCGTGCCCCCTAGCACACCTTCTTTTTCGGGTTCGCCGTCCCCTTCGCCATCGATGTCACCCGCTTCCTCTTCCCCTTCACCCTCTCCCTCTCCCTCTCCCTCTCCCTCTCCTTCGTCTTCACCGTCCCCGTCTTCTTCTCCCTCACCGTCCTCGACATCTTCAGCCCCCTCTCCATCTTCATCGTCTAGCGAATCTTGCAATTTCAGTGCGGGCGATGAAGTGTGTTACGGCAGTGAAATTTATATAGTACAATCCGTATCAGATTACGGCTACGGCATAACTTTAAACGCAAACCCCGCTTCCGACCCTAACAACAATAACGCGGGAGTCTCTATACCGTGCTCTAGCGCGCAGTCGCCCCCTTGCGGTTCGACTTCGTCCCCGTCTTCAGCCACATCATCTCCATCATCTCCATCATCTCCATCCGCTTCCTCATCCTCAAGCTCGCTTCCGTGCGATTGTCAATATGAGGTAGGCGACTGTTTTTGTGAAGGCAATTCTTCTCCGTGCGATCCCACCATGCTACACACCGTAACTTCGGTAGACCCCGTTGACGGTTGTGAAAACCTCACTGCTAGTGATGCCGTTATTTGTACACTTACAACTGACAAAGGAACTATTGATGTTACAAGAGCAGGCGCTACTAAACTGAACGGCAACCTCATTTACAGTCATGCCTGCGAAAGAGAAGGTTGCCCCGATTGTGCGGAAGTTGTTGGTCAATGTTACAATGGAGTGGAAATAACGGACTGTGCGGAAATTCCGCAAACAAACGGTTTTGCTTTTGAATCAAAATGCGTACTAGAGCTCGCTGACGGCACTACATTAAACAGAGGGCGCTACACAAACCAAAGTGATGAGATCAACGAACAACTAATTTCTGATTGTCCTAGCTCCTGTTCTGACTCAACGGAGTGGTGGCATTATCCATCTCCAACCGTATGTAGTGATCCCGACCTCCCTGCTCAAACAGATGCAAACGGAAACATAGCTACGAGTCCGTATCCCAATGGATTTGTTTCGGCGGACAACTTTTTTGACAACGGCGTGTATGGCACAGTAACAAACGGCGGGGTGTGCTACGAAATAGGTTCTCCGTCATCTATTACGGCTTGTGAAGCGGATGCTTTAAAGGACGAAGGAGTTCCCGAAGGCTACTATAGTGAATGGAGTAAGTACCAAGGATCGTCAAACACAAGTTGTAGGTGTTGCATAATAGAAAACGATCCCCAAACACATGACTGCGATCAGTTTTACGACAATATGTGCTCACCTATTACGGGCTCTTCGGGTGGCGGTTTGAATATGTACAATTCGGGCACTACTTATCAAGCAGGAGCGGAAGTTTGGGCACAAGCAGGCGCAGGCGGAGGCTTTGCCAAATATCGACTTACGCAAGGAACTTCTTTCAACGTTGAACCTTGGAATCCTGTTGCAGTAACCACGTGTGCAGGATGCCCCGCAGGCGAGGATTGTTATGAAGCGCAATGCACGTCAGCACTGTACACTGATTCGGGTTGTAGCGAATGTCAGTATCTTTACGAGTGGGTTGGACTTTACTCGCAGGGCGTAGCCAACGAATACAGTAAAATTGCAAATGCGGAAGACGCTGCGCGCTTTACGGTAAATGCGGGAGACACTATTTGGGTAAAGCCAACAACAACGAGTGTTCAGCAGAACGTGCCCAATTGGCAAGTAATTTGTAGCTGTGTGTGCGACAACAGTTGCGGAGTTAAAACAACATACTGTTCATAGGAGGTAATTATGGCGGATAATAAAAGCAAAGGGTTGGGAGACACCATTAAAAAAGTCACCAATGCAATGGGTATCAAACAATGTGGTGCGTGTAAAAAGCGACAGGAGAAACTAAACAAAATGTTTCCCTACAAAAGCGCGCAACACAAGCAAACGCACGAAGAGCAAGTTGCTGAGAACAAGCGTAAGCAAACGGAGTTGCTCAACAAAATAAGAAGAGGTCTATAATGGATGCAGTTTATATGGTTTCGTCCGAGTCCACTCTAAACGATTGGGAACTGCGCTATAGTTTACGATCCCTCGAAACACACTACCGTAATTTGGAAAGAGTGTGGATTATCGGGCACAACCCTCCTTGGACTAAAGCTATTACGCACATCAAGCAAGGCGACCCGTACAAACGAAACAAAGACGCTAACTTAATAGCCAAAATAGTTAGATTGGGGTATGAGCCTGCTTTGACTGAAAAGTTCATTATGATGAGCGACGACCACTTCTTTCTTCAGCCTACGTGGGACAGTGATATAAAGCCGTACTACAACAAGGACATGAAGAACATGGAAAAGAAGGACTTCGCCAACAACAAATGGGCGCAGCGCCTTTGGCGAACTAAGGAGGTGTTAAAAAAGAACGGACATCCTCAACGAGACTACGAAGGACACATTCCGTATGTGCTAGAAAAGTCTAAGCTATGGACATACTTAAATTTTGACTACGGTCACGACATCGGTTACTGCGTGTTTTCACTGTATTTTAACACAGTGGACACGCCCGAAATAGCGCACATAAATGACGGCAAAGTGCGGGCGGGTTTTTATGGAAAACAACCCACCGTCGAGTCGATGAAGAAAAGGCTATCTGAAAGTCGGTACTTAAATTTTAACGACAACAGTTTCTCCGATGAGATGAAACAAGCGGTAGAGTCCCTATTTCCAAAAAAATCAAGATTTGAGCAATGAGTTTCCATGTCCCCATATCGCTTGCAGAGCCTATGGTGTTTGTACACATTCCCAAAACAGGAGGGATATCGGTTCGTAGGGCGTTAAAGAGGCACATACGGAATGTAAAAATTCTCGTACACAGGGGGGCTAGTAAAAAAACATTGTTGGAGAGAGTGGGGCGAATGCACCTAAACACTGATCCCACCGTCCACGCAGTCATAAGAGAGCCGACCGAGCGACTAATTTCAGCGTATTGGTATCTTAAAAATGGTGGGCAACGACACACGTCAAAAGATGCACGCGACGCGACTCGCGTGTTAGGGGACTATGAAGATTTTGAAGACTTCGTGTTAAGGGGTTTGCAAAATGTTTACATGAGTCAAGTTCACCTCAAACCGCAGTGTTTTTGGTTACGGACTAGAAAAAAGCGTAAAAAAGAGAAGAAGTGGGAGCTATATCCGTATCTAAAGCTCTTCAAATATGAAGATATGAACAAAACTATAACTAGTTATTTAGAAGAGATGGTTAATATCTCACTAGTTCTAGCTCCAACCAACATAACGATCAACAAACCTAAAACAGAGGTAACTAGCGAAGCGCGCGAAGTCATAAACAAAGTGTACGCTCAAGACCTAGCGCTATGGAAAAGCTTGTAAATCATAACACCAAGTCTGCTTGTAAGAGACACTTAAAAAGAGCAGTTATTTCGGGTAAGGTGCGTGCTCCTTCAGAACCATTTGAAGTGCCTGTGCTGACCACAACAAACTACCCCATAACTCTTTTAGAAAAAATAATCGGAAATGGTGAGCCCCTTTTTGTTTGCGACAGGCGCACAAAATGGTCGTGGTTTGAAAAAATACTTTCCGCAAAAGAGCAGTGTGCGCGTTTTAAAGCAGATGGGCATAAGCACTTTATATATGTAGACTCCGACGACGGTTTTTTATGGCAAGCGCCGAAACCTAGTATGTGTGAAAAAATACTTGGAGAAAACGATATAGTTTTTCAACGATCGAACTTTGGATTTCCAAGATATAAATGGTTTAGGGGAAAAATGAAAAACATATTGGGGCATGACGGGCCTTGTGCAGGACTGTTTGTAGCGCGGACAGACCGTTTTGACGAGTACTGTGATATTATAATTAGACTGCACGCGCTGCGCGCGACGCTGACGCGCGCGAAAGATAAGTTCGACGATCAAGGGGCTTGGAAAACGCTATGCGCGGTTTGCAGTACGACAATATCAGTAGATGTTAATTTTAAATACTTAACCAAAGACATAGAGAGTAACTACAATGAGATACTTTAGAGTTAAAAATTTTAGCGGAATACAAAACCAAGCCGAAGAAACTGACCAAGACAGGGGCTCGCTGACACTGTGCGAAAACGCAGTGCCGTACCCTAAAGGTTGCGTGAGGAACGCTCCCCTGTGGAAGCGTGTTTACACAGGCGTGACGCTACCTACAAACGGCTTGATAACATTGTTGGACGATAATGGACACAGAGTGGTAATCAGTAAAGACACCGCTACAAACGTAGTTAACGGTATGTCGTGGATTTCCGATACGACTAGCGTTGAAAAAACACCCGCAACCAACGCAAGCGTAGACGTGGCAGTGGACGCCTTAAACGGCTCGTTCATTAGCAAGGTCGGGAGTGAACTGTTTTTGGGGGACGGGGTGAACCCTAACCAAAGATTCGGCGCAGCGACGAATTACGGTTTTAGCGCGCTACAACAACAGCCCGACAAACTTTATGCCCAGGCCTTTGAGGTTTTTCCCGCCTGCACTAGTTTTGTAGTCGGGCCTGACAAAGCTATTTATGCCACGGGAAACAAGGATAACCCGATGGATGTCTATGTTTCCGAGCCTGCCACCATCGCTAATCCCGATGTAGAGGACGCTATCCAAGGTATCTTTAGTGGAGTGTTGAGTACCGTTTCAATAATCATGTCTGAAGCCACACGAATCACGGCACTATCAACATACAGAAACTATGTGGTCGTACACACTGACAAAGGAGTTGCGCTACTGTATCGAACGGAAAAGAATCAAGCGGGTACAGGCTACCGCGTCCGCCAAACCGCGAGCCCCACGTTCAGCGGTGCTTTGAATCCAAATAGCGCTAGTGCAAACATGGGAGTTCGTCCTTTCTATTTCGGAACTGACGGACAGATATACAAGGATGAAGCAGCGCGAGCGGGACAAGATCACATGACTGAAGGGCGTGTGGGCGAAATCATTTCGTGGAAAGCCGTCAACGCTTGGAACAGATACTTGGATGTGGATTTGACGGGGTCATTCACAACCTATGAGCCTAGCGCGGAATTCTTTGGAGCGTGCGTCCCGCACCTGTCAACGGGGATTGAAAAAGGATATCCCATGTTCTTGTACAACGGTGAAACTTTTGCACTGAGCGGGCCTAATTTATATCCGAGGTTTCAAGCTGTGACCAAAATGGAGGATACTAGCGCGCTATTGGGCATCGACCAAGACGGGAACTTTTGGAGCACTGATTTGTCTGACTTGAGAGAAACGGCATCTTTCAATTCGCCGTTCCCATCCGCTCCCCTAGCGCAACGCCCAAACGTTTATTTAAAATACTCCAATGCACCGCAATCCGTACAGGTTCTTGCGAACAATAACAATGTGCCTCTCCAAGCGCGCCAAGGGTTCATTCAACTAGGAGGCGTCAGTTCCGATCAGTTAAACCTTTTTTACGAAGGCGAGGGTACGGTCAGCCCAATGAACTACGCAGGCGCTTTCAGTAGACCCGAAGAAACTGCCCTGCCTGCAAACTTAAACGACTACACAAAGTTTTCGCAATCAACCTTGAGCGTGATTGAAACCGCTTACGAAGACATGGGAGCTCCCGAATCTATGAAAAACTTCATGGAAGTCTTCTTGAAATTCAAAACAGGTTCTTTAGGATATCTAGGAGTCTACGCTCAAACCGAAGACGGTCTTGAAACAGGTAGATGGTTGGGCGAGATTTTAGACGACGAAGTCAAAGTGTTCGTCAACATGAGGGGCAAGCAGTTAAAGCTTCGTATTTACATAATCTCGCAGATCAATGCTTCTTGGTTGTTGAAAGATGTAGAGATCGGCTACATTTTACAAAACACTTTATGAGGAAACCTCTTAGCTTAATCAAAGAAGGTTTTGTTTGTGCAGAAGTTGGTGTTTGGAAAGGCGCTTTTGCGAAAGCCATCCTTAACCGCAAGCCTAGCGCGCTACATCTAATCGACCCGTGGGTTCATCAAGACTACAAAAATCGATTGTACTCTGTTGCCCAAGAGAAAATGGATGCAATCTATCGGCAAGTGCAAAAAGATTTTAAAGACCGAGAAGAAGTCACCATTCACCGAGCGTACTCAACAGAGGTTAGTTTTAAAGAAGGTTTTTTCGATTGGCTATATCTAGACGGAGATCATAGCTACGAAGCCGTCAAAAAAGATTTAGAGCACCTAGCCCCCTTTGTTAAAAAGGGCGGTTACTTAACAGGCGACGACTATGGTTGGACTGACGAAAACTGCAAAAGAGGGCCTAAACCCGCTATAGATGAGTTTGCAGAAAAGCATGGGGTAGAATTAAAAGTCTACAAGCGTAAGCAGTTCGCCTTACTGTTGTAATACGGATTCGGTTTGTAAGAGCGGACTCGCTTGATAAACCACGCAGGAGGTGGGCGGTAGTCCCACTTGGCAAAAGATTTTTTTTCACCGAATATGTAATCACGATAAGAAAGAACTGCACTTTTACCTTTATACTTGTCGGGCATACACAGGGGTGGCGGTGTTAAATCAGCAGGCGGGTTGTCCCAAGTAGTTCGTAGGAGATGCGGTATGTATTGTAGGTGCTCAACAAGCTCAAAAGACTTGTGTACTTTGCGGTATCTGTACTGATATTCTACGCACAGGGCTACAAAATGTTTAAAAAGCCACTTGTAGTTAGCACAGGAAGTGCGTGCCCACTTGGTGCTAGGGTGGTTGACCATTGCGGTTTTATAAAAACCTCGTTGGTCGCACCAAAGTTTTGTGTCTACTAAGTTTGGATCAGCGTAGTAACGCCACGCAGTAGAAAGCATTTGAGCAGTTTCTAAAGGCATCTTGACCACGTGTTTGTCGCACAGGTTTTGGGCGCAAATTAATGGATCGGGGTCAGTGTAGAAAATGTTCATGTATATATCTTGTATATTAATTGTCCCACAATGTCAAGCACGTGTCGGATAAAATAACTCCACTGTAATGGTCAAAGGTTGTTTTAGGGTCTTCGTGTCGAAGGTAAAGTTGAGCCCCATAAAGTCCATGTACGGAGGCGAAATAAGCTCCGCAAATCTTGCGAAGTTCGTGTAAAGGTTTTTGCACATTTAAATTACAGGTTTTTCTCAAAAACTCAGAAGCTTTTTGGCTGATGACTCTAGGACTGTTGTAGCGCACGAGGCACGTGCCAAAAGCAGTTTTGCGATCTAGGATTCGTTGCCATTGGGTGCGTTTCATAATCGTGTAACCTTGCCTGCCTTTAGCATTAAAATTGCCTGCGCTTATTACGTCTATTTTCACATCGTCGGGCGAGGACGGTGACGTGTCACTGCACCATGACCATTGCATTGCCGAAATTTCAGAGCACCGCAAACCGCCATAAAAAGCCAAAGCTAATATAGTGTACAACTCTCCGCCTGCCACATTCTCCAAGTTCCAATGAATGTTGTTTATCATGCCTTCTGAGGGACATTTCCACTTTTTCTTAACACGCTTAAATTGATCGGCTTTTTGAAAAGCCTCCCGAACCGCAGAAAAATCCCAAGTAGGTTCGTATCCTTTGTAGGCGCTGATTGCGTCTTTCGTGAACACAGACTGCGCATTTCGTAAATGACTGTTAAAAGTTCGCTTACAAGCGTTGTCAAAAATGTTTCGCTTGTTTAAATAATTTTGCTTCGCCTTCCACACTAAAGATTCATTCAGAGCGGACACATTTAGTTTAAGAGCTTGCGCTTTGCTTATGTCAAACGCCTCACGAATCACGAAAAGAAGCCCTCGTCGATAATCTTTGGCAGTCCGCTTTCGGATGCCCAACGAGCTTGCAATAGCCTCGTGCGCTATAAGTAAGTTCTCCACAGTTTCGTTTTTTGCGGAAACTTTGCTGATGTGTTTTGGATGAAATTTCGCCCGAACTTCATCTACGGAATGGATAGCCAAATGATCTCGTATGTCGTCGGCACGTTTCTTAGCACGCTCTACGTCAATGCCTAGTGGAAAATAATGTTGCCGTCCTGCACGTATTACCTTATATCTATAACCCGTGGGTGTTTTATATATAAGAGTGCCTTTACGTGTTCGTAAAGTAACAGATTTTTTTTGAGGTGTTTTCATGTTGTATATAATATGTAACACATAATAGTAAGCTTGTCAAATGTCAAAAGAAACGGCTGAAAAATTGTGGCTTGCAGAACAACAAGCGTGCGAAGACGAGATATTATCAGAGTGTAGCGATTTATGTAATAATGCCGTCAGCAACATGATGCCCAAAATTAGGGAAAAAGCTTTGGAAAACGGATACAGTAGCGATCTTGTGGTTCATCTAAAGTTTGATCTGACGAAGAAAAAGCCAAAGGTAACCGCTGAAACATACGTGCCTCCAATAATAGAGCAATGTCGGAAGTTCTGAAGAAAATCGGGTTATCTGCGGGTCGTGTTCGCGCTTTATTGAATACGCCACAACCTTCCAATGTTTCCGAAGTTCCCAAAAGCTATCCAAATTATTGGTACGGGCCGTGTCAAAAAAGAATCTCGCAGCGACTTTCTTGCTGTGAAAATTGGGTTGTAGCGCAATACCTAATAAAGAAACGGAAGCCCGAATTCATAGCCTTGATGGTGGGTGTCAGCGTAGAATCAATACGCAAAAGACTTAGGCGTCGGGGACTGTTTAACAGTAAGGGCAAAGCAGGCAGACCGTTTAAAGATACGGATTCTTAATAACCCAATTACGCCCACGCTTCTCCACCCAATCAACTCCCTTGTTGTTGTAGTGTGTGAGCGACAAACCCAACCGTACTGCGTCCACTCCTTTTAGGAACTGATTGCTACCGTCTAGCGAGCCAAGTTCTTTTAAAATCTCGGTACTGTTGCCCTTCCATTCGGGCACTCCGTTTTTGGAAAACATCATGTCGTTGAACAACTCAATCAACTCCAACACATATGCATGAGGCCCGTTATCTAGCGCAAACGCCTCTAGTCCCCGATGGATATAGCTCTTAAATCCAAACCGTTGATCAAACTTAATTTCGGGAGGCGGTTGGTAGTCTAGTAAATAGCGCGCTAGAAACGGAGCTTCTTTCTCGCATTGCTCTCGGTTGGTTTTTCGATCTGCAAAAACTACCGAATGTTTTTGAGCTTTGAACAGTAATACCTTATCTCGCATGGACACGTTCAATTCGGGAATCATGCGAATGTCTTCAGTGGTGTGGTTGGCGGTAACAGAGAGTCTTCCGTTCCATATCAACTGCCCTGTCTTCATGTACTTCTCTTCGATATTGAACACACCGTTTGCCACAATGCTTTTAACTGTCGAAGTGTAGTGCTGATGCTTTTTGCGGTCGCTTGCAGGAACTCGGTCGTCGCAAGTCCACAACCCATAGTCAAAAAGATGTGAGTTGAAACCGTTATCTTCACCCATCAGAAACCTACCACAAGAACCTATGCCGTTGAATAGCACATCCAACACATTTTCGTTAATCATGGTTTTACCGACTCCCGTGTCTCCAATCAAAAACACTGCGTGTCCTTGGTTCGGGTTACCCTTATAGCACGCGGTATAAAAACGAGACGCCCACGCTAACCAATATGGAAGTTGTTCGTTCCCGAAAACTCCATCTAGCAAACTGCCCATGAATGGAAAGTTGTCGCACCACGGTTGAGGGTCGTCGGCAGGCTCACAAACTTTTCTTATTGAAGTGTTCAAGTACCGCTTACCTTGAAACGGCACTATCACCCGCTTGTCGTAAACAAAGGGTAGCGCGCCGTGAACGAGCTTCTCCGTGAGAATGGTGTTGTATGCATCCTCAACCTCCGAAGAGGTCGCACCTCTTGGGGTTTTGGCGTCGAGCTTGTGCTTGGTCTTTAAGACGATCTCCACGTCCTTGCGAGACCGTGCGAAAAACTCTCCGTTTGAAAGACGCTCAAAGTAGTTCTTGCCGTCGTAAAATATCTCCGACACCGCACCACCAATCCTAGTCGTCTGAAACTTTTTGATGAAGCTTGTGCCCAAAATCTCTGCCCACGAGTAAAAGCCTTTTTCCATGTTGAAAACTTGCATACCCGTCTCACGGACAATCGCGCTATTGGTAGATTGGTGACCGCCGTGGGGATCGAAAAAGGTACATCCTCGGCTTCCCTCCGCAAACTCTCCGACCCATCCGTGATCGGGGAACTTTTTTTCAACTTCCTCAAAAACTAAATCAAGAGGTACTTTTGTTCCGTATTCTTTAAATGTATTACTGTTGGTAGCGCGGTGCATCCAAGAATGGCACACTGCCGTCGGTATCGTGTGACTGCTGACCGTCTGCCAATCACGTCCATATAAATAATATTGTTCGGGTTGCTCTGCGCACTTCTCGTCCCACCCACGCATGAGTTGTTTTAAGCCTAGAGCTTTGTTGGCTTCTTTCAAAAATTGACTAGCACTCGTTTTCCCCAAACAGGCAATAGGTTCTTCAAAAAACCAAACGGCATGAACGCCTCCTCGATAAGAGCGACTGAAGTACGCCATAGGGTGATCACTGCTCAAAGAGCGCGCTACAAAATCTTGTATTTCTTGATCGCTGTAGGGTTGGTTGGTGTCAAAGTCGGCTACGATTCCAAAAATTCTTTTCGGGTCATTGTTTTCCCCGATCCTCTGTGTCGGTATCTCGCCCTCAACTAAAGAAAATGCACAGTACTTCGTGCCACGTGTGCAAGCCCACTTCTTATAATCTGCGGGAGCTTTAAAGCCATTGGCAGGGTAGTTAAATGATGTAGGTGGTAGACTCCAAGGTTGTCTTTTTGATACTGCGTGTTCGGATAGGTTATCTAAGCAATAGGCTTCGGTCATTAGTATATTCCTCTACTGTTTTAGACAAGTCCGTGACCGAACCCGTATTTTCTATGTTTACATCAATGAGATCATCCGATACCCCTGCTTCGCTTTTGTGGGAATCAAATCGTGTGTCACCCCTAACTATTTTCAAAACCACGCCTCCCGATTCACGAATCAATTTTGCTTCGTTGTCAAAGCGAACGTCGTCTATGCATATTAAAAATTTTTTTTCGTAAGCGTCAACTAATCTACGCTTCATCATGTCTAGCCATATGGTTTCAGACACCATAGCACGCCCCCAATCCGTGCCAATCGTCTGCATGATGTACCTAGCGGTTTTGTTGCCTAGATGCGGAATGGGAGCATCTTTGTCGCCACCGTAGTATTTTTTAGTAATGCCTAAAGCTCGACATAGCTTTCGGATAGGGTCGGCAAAACTGTAAATTCTGTATCCCCTGTTCTTGAGAGTTTTTGCGCTAGTAGTTTTCCCCGATTGTTTGTAGCCCGCAAAACCTATAACGGGAATACTGTTCTCAAACAAGGCGGTCATTTTCTGTAGCTCGTTACAATTTGGGATTCCGCAGAGACAGGTAGAGACTCCGCCCATTTCGGGGACTGCGACATGATGGACTCGACTTCTTTTGCGACTGTTTCTGCGGAGTCGGTAGGCGTCTCTATGACCACTTCGTCGTGAACCTGTAGCACGATCTTGTGACCCCTTTTTTGGATTTCTAAAAGACATTCTGAGAACACCGACCTAGCCATTGCTTGACACGCATTCTCAACCATACGTGATCCATACATATAGCGGAAGCGGTTGTATTGCGGACTGTCTTTTCGTTGGGTGAAGCACTTGAACGAGTAGCCACTAGGAGTGATGTTAAAGTACCGCATATGCCTGCCACAAGGGAGTTCGTACACTAAAGTAGAGTTGTGTCGCTTCTCCGAACTTGCGGTCTTGAGCAGTTTGTCAAACTTTCGCCACAGGTCTCTGATTTTAGGATTAGAGTTTCGGAAGTCTTCCACCTGTAGCCATGCGTTGACGGCTTCTTTGCGCTCTAGCGCGGTCATCCGATCCCACCAATCTAAGTAGTCAGCCCCGACAACCTTGTCTCGTTTCCGCAAAACTTTAATAAAGTCTTCTTCTTGTTGTTGGGTAACTTCGCTTTGAAGAACATGACTAGCGCCGTATGCAGACGCGCTTTGCATAAACGACTGAAAGGAAGCGCCGTATCCAAGAGAAAGTACACGGACTTTTGCGAGCAGATACATATCGGGGTCTTCCTTCTTTAAAGACGTTCCGTTGAAACCCATCGACAAGCGTGCGTGTACTTCGTAAGGGCTCACGCCTTTACCGACTTGCTCCAAGAAGTCTGTGTCACCGCACAGGTAAGCCAAACAACGAGGCTCAATCTGAGAAAGGTCACATATCACAAAGGAGTGTCCTTCCTTGGGGACTATGAGGTTTCGTATGTTCACTCCAAAGTTAGCTTCTCGTGGCATATTCTGAGTGTTGAAACCGCTATCGCCCGACCACCTTCCTGTAGCTTCCGCACCGTAGTATTTGAGACCATAGGGCATACGACCATCTATTAAACGCCCTTCCATTGTCTCCAAGGTCTTTAAGTGTTTGTTGGCTTTTCGGAAATTACCCATGTGCTGAATCCACGGAAACCGCTCTCCATACTCCTCTTCCCAAGCCAACCGCTCTTCCGAATTTTCAGCAGTGCTTTTGGGTGGGTCTATTCCATGTTTAGCGCACGTAACCGCCAAGCCTCTAACTGATGTGGGTGGGTAGTTAGATTTGTATTTAGGATCATGCTCCTGCGTCCAAGGTATAGATGTTTCCGAATCAAAAACAGTTTTTTTCAAAGCGTCTATGCCCTGTTCCAATGCAGGGATGTCAACGCTGACACCTTCGTATCCCATTTTTCGGGTGAGTGCGGAAAGTTCTCGTTCCTTGGTATTCCATTGACCATTGAGTTCATCCCACAACCTCCAACACCACATGGCGTCATCTAGCGCATAGCGCAACACTTCATTGCGAGTTCCGTCGGCTAGTATGTCGTCCCAATTTTTACCCTTCAGATTGTCACGAACATCTTTGGATAACTCTTCGTTAAAGTGCGCATATATTGCTCCTTTGAGTGAGCGTGGGTATTGTAGGTAAACGCACATATCTGCCGTACAGAAAATGCGGTAGTCAAATTTAGGGATTATCTCGTCAGCTATTAACTGCGTGATGACCGCCTCTTCAAACGAGGCATTGTGCGCTACAATGTCTCGCCCATCAAGCTGAGTCCAATCAAAGTCGGAAGGCTTGCCCACAAAAGTAAATTCATTAGGTGCGTAGATCGCCACGAGGAAAGCATCGAATTTAGGGTGACGCGCGTAATTCCGCGCGGTCGCGCCTTTGACGCTACATTCGTTGTCATAATACGTTTCAAAGTCTATCGCTACTGCTTGTGCCATTCTAGGTGTCGGTAAAAAGTTGTTCGGGCTATTCCCAACCTCCGACACGCGCCTGCCACGCCAAACATTTCTTTTAGTTTTACTAAATTAGAAGGTAGCGATTTTCTAGGTCGTCCGTTTTTCGTAGGTTTTGGGTATGTTGCACCACAGTGCTCCCATAAAAAGTTTTTCATAAATAAAAAGGGGATGGGGGGAGAGGTCACACCATACGATGATCCCCTCTCCCCCGCCTGCGCCTACCCCTAAAAACGCAGGCTAAGATTTGTTTTCGAGTGTGGGAGACCCTCTCATTGGAAGGTCTACGGTCATGTGCTTGACGAAATCAACGAAAGAATCGTCATGCCTCGCGCCGTACGAAACATCGGGAACAATTGTAGGGTTGTCCTTTTTGAACTCCACCGAAGTAGTGCCCACTATAAAACGACCGCAACTAAGGCATGGGAAAATGCCACTATTGAATGCGTTCATAATCCGCTTCGCTCCACGAGTGTATCCCGACCGTTGCAACTGCCATGTGAGCATAGCATAGTCGTTACCGTCGTGGTGCATCGGGAAAAAGTCAGAAGAAATCTCTTGAGCGACCATACCACCGTCGGGTTGTCTCGTTTTAACTTTTTCCGTAGGACGCTTCACAAGGATGCGACAGTCAAAAGTTACCCAATAGTCGGGTTCTTTACGATCCCCACTGTCGTCCGTGTAGTACTTGAGAGTCTTCCCTAGGTTGAACACGTCCAACTCGCTATACAAACGATTGGGAATCTGCCCCGATCCGAACTCAACATTTTCCACGAAACTCTTTTGAATCTCAAGGATGGTAATCTCAAGCGTGGAGGACTTTTTCTTATCGGGGTAGAACTCCGTAAGTTGGGTCATTCCGTCCATGACATAAGAGCCGACTTGAAAGGCTTCTCCCAACTTGCCTGTCTTGTGCGCTATACGCAAGGTAGGCAGGGTGACATCATCGGCAGTGATTTCGGCGCTTCGACCCTTTTCAACAGGGGGAGCTTCCGTAACCTCTTCGGTTACAAGTTCCACTTGAGAAGTGGATGACGTTTTGACGTCTTGGACGTCTTCGGTGCTGACCACGAGGGGTTCAGCGACATTACTAGTTTTATTGCTCATATTTCGTATTTGTTTTTTGGGTTAAACTTTCTTCTTGTACAACGTGTTGGTCGGAGTTCCATCGACTATCAGTCCTTGGGCTTTTAGCTTTCCGACCAATATTTCTTGGGCTAACTTTTTACTGCCTCTAGGTGCTTTGTCGCCCACTAGTTTTTTAAGCTTGGTCAACTTCACGTCGCACACTTCTTGAAATTCGTCTATTGTTACTTGATCTTGGATGGACTCGTAAATGGCGGAAGGTGACCCCATCGAAGGCGCACTAGCGCGCTCACGCACATCGTAGCCGTCAATCTGTTCTCCTGCCATCACCATGTCTTTGGCTTTCTTTTTCACCTCTTCGCACCAAGGCGCAAGAAGCTCGACCGCTTCCAAGACTTTTGACATTTGCCGTGGATCGGTGATTTCGTTCACCATCTCAGTGAGGTCGAAAGGTTTTTGTTTGGTCAGAGCCAACGCATGGCTCGCAACGGCGGGACAAGTTCCCTTTATAGCGCAGTACAAGCACGCTTCGGTGGACGGTGTGTGGGGAGCTTCCGCTTCCACACGATCCACGACCGTCAAAATTCGTAACTTCATGTCGTTCAACTCGGAACGCTTGAACACATGGTTTTCTCCGTAGGCATAGCGAGCCATGTAGACGTGAGCATCAACTTCATCGCAGTACTCGTACTTTTCAAAAAAGCCGACGACATAGCAGAGAACTTGCAAATTGTCTTTGGGATGCGTAACACCGTGCCACCCAAACTTCCAATCGATCATAATGGCTTTCTTGTCGTCAAACCAATGCGCTACGAGATCGGTCGTGCCGAAGCTGACGTAACTGCCGTCTTCCTTTTTGCAGATGTCCAACATGATCTCTTGCTCTATGGAATCTGCGGTAGCGGTCAATTGATCCATATACGCCAAGGAATTCTCCACCATTGTAGTCTGATCCTTATTCAAGTTGGATACATCACGAAGCTCTACCTTGGAGTGTAGCATTGTGCCCTCGACGGCAACAGGATGAGCGCCTCCTTCTCCCTCTTCACGCTTCACGAAGCGCGGACAACGCTCGTAGGAAGCCAAGCCCGACGGCCCGTACTTATGATGTAACGTCGGCATGAGTCTTACCTTCTAGATAAAAGTCAATTTGAAGTTGTTCTTCGGGGTCACGCTTTTCCAAAAGCTTCACGTGTGTATGCACGGACGCGCCTTCTTTCATCATGTCATCGGTCAAGGTGGAGTCAAAGTCGGGAAACATTTGGTGTGGTATGGCTAATATAGCGCCCACGATACTGTCGTCATTTACGACCCTGCATTGCACAGGAGAACCGCCATCTACTACAACCTCAACTAGAGCACCGTTGGGAAAGTCGGGACAATGAATTATCTTAGTGTTGGAGTCTTTACCTTCGGTCGGAGGGTATATGTAGGCGTCAGTTGTTAAAGAAACTGTGGTAGTGGTATCGGGTATATCCATAATCAAAACGGAGTTAAATCAGTGTCATTAATAGTGTCAATGTTTTTAAGTTTTTTGCGTAATTTAGACGCAATTTTTTCTTCAATGGTGTCGGATGCGAACACAATTCTTTGAACGCTTTTTGACTTAGAGTTGGCTCTGTGAATTCTGCCTAGAGCCTGTCTGAAGTCCACCGCTGAAAAGCTAGGACAGATGATTGAAGATCGTGGGTATTTCCCATCTTCATCGTGTAAAGAAATCCCGACGCCACCCGAACTGATGGTGCAGATGACGACGGGGTGGTCATTGGATTGAAACAAATCTATAGCGCGCTGACGTTCTTCCACGGTTTGGTCTCCATGAATTTCAGCAATAAAGGGGATGTATCTTTTCAACTTATCACGAAGCACGACTTGCGTGTCACGAAAATTGACAAAGATGGCGACTCGCTTACCCGAAGCGTAATCACTACGCGCTAGATCGTATATGCTAGGGACTTTAGCTAATTCGATCTGTTGCCGTTGGCGTAGCATCTCCGTTAAAGCAGAGTCGCCATCCGTTGCCATTGTTTGTTTCAGTTTAGTCAGCTTCTCCTCAATCTCCCCATAAAGTTTAGCAACCGCGCTAGGGTCGGGCACAGAATAACTATCAACGATGATGTTGTTTTCGGGGAAATTGGGGATGTCGTCCACCAACATCCGCGCTCCTCTATTGGGATAAATGTAGTTGTGAATCTTCTGCAAGACTTCTTCCAAATTTTTGGGCGGTTGCCACGCTCCCCATATGTCCTTGTAGCAACCTACGTGTTCCAACCAAGCGGTGAAGTTGCGGTAACCTTTGTGAAGCCCCAAGGCAAAACCAATTGCGTCCATCTGCAATGGCGTAGCAAAGGAGGTAGCTCCCAACAACATACAGTCGTAGCGTTGAGTGCGTGCTTGATATAATAGACGCGCGTTAAGCGTGAGCCGTCCTGCCAACTTATGGTCTTCGTCGAAAATGATCAACGTTGTTCGGGGAGTGTTCCATCGAAATTTTTTGTTCTTCCGAATGAGCAGTGCGTGGTTACCTGTTTTGAGCTTTTCGTAGTTTACGACAAAGACTTCCTTCTCGTCGTAGCGCGTTAGCGCAAAAGCTTTTTGCCAAGCGGGGATCACCGCTTTGGGGCAGACGACCACGACTCTAGTGTAGGCTAGTCGATCGGCTACGGCACAAGCCGTGTACGTTTTACCTGTGCCTGTGTCGGAGGAGTCCTTGACAACTCCGTAAGAGAGTAGAGCTTTTTCAAGCCTGTCAGCGTGGTCTTTTTGGTAATCGTAAAGCTCAATCATACTAACCACTAGCTAGGTATCCCCACACCATTGTAAGTAATAACATAAGGAGCACGAATCCCCAATCGATCATGTTTTCCCATTTCATTTCTTACCTCCGAACGCGCCTTTCGTACCACGTCCTTTAGATTTCTTATTACGATGCTGACTAGAGGTGTGCGAACTACGACTCATGTCGTACAGGTGTCGTTGCTTTTGGTGGCGAGTATTTGCTCGTTTTACGGTTGATGATTTATTTGCCATTTTCGGGATGTCCATTGCAACACAATTTTAAGTAGCACGGCCCGTGCCCTTCGGAGGGGCACGAGTGGTCGTGAAAGTGGTGAAAACACTTTAGAGGGTTGCACGAGGTTAATAATAAAGAGGTGAACCCAACCAACAGGTGTTTCAGAAGGTTTTGATCACAGAACATACCTCGTCTTGGCGTCTCGCCAAGCACCATGCCTGTCAGTTGGGTTCGGGGTTGTGGGGGCGAGGCTACGCTAGAAGCGCTATGCCTTTCAGAGCCATGAATACACTCTGCCTTCATCGGGTCACCCCCCTGTACAGTTTCCCTATGATGAGCGCTCATTGTTCGGGAAAGTCTTAGAGTCCAAGTTCTTCTGTAGCGCGATCTCGTACTCTTTTATTGAGGGATACTTAACGTGCCCCAACGGTGAAAGTCTGTCCGACAGAAACTCAAGGTCGTTGTCGGCTAATATAGATTTGTCTGTCGTTTCAAAAACGCTACGGAGCTTGCCCTCGTAATGAGTGTGACCCACGAAGTATAAAGCGCGGTCGCCTTGACTTTGAACGGCATTGACGACGCCCAATGGGACGGTGGTTTCCCACGCCTCTTCGCCTAGTATGTAATCGTCTTTCTGAACGATCACGAACGCTGACTTTTTACGATCACTCATTGTTAGGCGTCAGTTCGTCGTTGATCTTGACGACTTCGCAGGCAACTACCGAAACGGTTTGAACTGCGGAAATCGTGTTGGAAGGAACTCCAAGTTGGGTTAGTAGAGCGTTGAACGTTAAGTCGTCCACAAACTCTTCTCTTCTTAGTGTTAGTGTTGTGTCCATAATTTTTTGTGCTTACGTTTACGGTCGAGGATTTTGTTTCGACGACGGTGTGGGGTAGACGGTGGGGCAATTACTTTGCTTCTGATTTTCATAGCCAAGGAGCAATGCAGTATTGCCAAAGCAAGTAAAGGTTGTAGCAAGTGGCGAGAAAGATCGCCACGCCTAGCGGTGCGATCGCCACCCATAAAATAATGTTGGAGAGTTTTTCAATCATGTATAGAAGAGTAAAGTAATTTGTCACACAAGTCAAGCTCATAGCGAATATAATTTAAACTTTTTACTCTTTTGCATCCTGTTCTTTGTCAGCGTTTTCCGACTCTTCGGGCTTCGTGCTAGAATTTTTTCTGAAATCTAAGAACTGAAAACCACTGCTTTGCGGTTGCAATCCACGCTTTATCCAAAACTCATCGCACGCCTTGTTGATCATGCGACACTCCTCTGCCGTGGGGATGGTGTAAAGTTCACCCCCCACTTTCACTATTGGATGGCTCTGATCCATCGTTCACCTCCAAATAAGTTTTGGCAACATCTTCAACATCTACGTTTGCCAATTTCATTTTCTCGATAATCATCGCAGGGGTTTCGATGGCGGTTTCTTTCTTGTCAATTTCTAGCTTCGTGGTTTGGGCAGGCTTGCCGAATCCCCACTCTAATAACAGACGCGCGCACGTAATGCGTGTGGTGTGGTCGGGCACTTCTTTGTAGATGCGTTGCCCCTGCTCACCCATTGCGCGAATGGAGTGAGATGCTTTCATGCCGTCCCTCAAAACCTCAATGGCTTCGTGAACGTCTCCGCTCTCCATCAAGAGCCGAATGTCTGCTTCACTTAGTTTTCTCATTTGCCTCGTTCCTTTGGATAATCAAATACGTTTAGATCGGGATTGGCTAGGCGAAACTTTGCCAAGAGGCTTCGGGTCTCTCGCTTGTCAACCCCCTTGATGTATGCGTACTTATGCTTCTTTGTTGAAATTCTTTTTTGGCAACGATCCTTGTGCGCTACACGGAGCTCTTTCAAAAGTTGCGCAGCGTCGGCAGGAATGGCGTCCCAATTTACTTTTCGGTATTGGTTGCGAGCCCCAACTCTCCTGTACCATTCGTCCTGCCACTCCAATCCCAACTCTTTGGCATAGCGCACTATCTGCGATCGGTCGTTGAAACCATGCTCGCCAAACCAACCACGCTTCAAGTCTTGCGGATCAAGAAACTGTCTCACGCCTCCGAAGTGCTGACCTAGATAAAAGAAGTTGCACGCTTGGTAGATCGTACCCAACTCCTTGGCATCGGGATCGGAGTAAGCGGTAAATACTCGGAAGTCAGTATTCTTTACCATGTAGTCAATCGACTTTGATATCAGCCACGATGCCGTGTTGACAGGAGACCAACTGATGCACGCACCGCGCGCTATAAGTTTTTCATAATCCCGTGTGCCCGCACCCAACAAATTTGAAAAAGCGTTCGGTGTTGCCATGACCACAACTCCGCAAAGTATTCCCTTGTAGCGAGCCGTGAACCTGTGCGTCACCGCCATAGGCATTTTGCCCAACCACTCGTGTCTCTCTATAAAGTCTACAATTTCACGGCAGACTTTTTTGTCAGTGCGCAGAACTGCGCAGAAATCGAGGTCGGATGTTTTGATGTAGCGCGTTTCCGCTTCCGTCAGCCCCGATGCCACGAGATCGGCTTTGCGATTCTTGAGCCGAATGTCGTACTGCCAACAATGATCTTTGTCGTAGGTAACTAGGCGGTCAACCACATCGTAGTTGGTGGCTTCGGGGAAAAGAGTCAGTTGCGTATCACCCACAGGTAACTTCTTCGGTTGTTTCAATCCAAACTTTAGCACCGCAGGACAACGGTTTGTCGGGACTGTAGATCACTTTGGTGTGATCATTGATCTTCACCTCATGCGCGTAGGTGTTTGACTTATAAGTCTTACACGTGAGAACAGGTTCACGCTCCCCTGTCTTTGAGTTTCTGCGAACTACGTGTTGGTTAACGTGGATGTAGGTTTTCATATCGAGCCATAAGTTTCACGCCTAGCGTATTCCGCAATCAGCAGAGCCTCGCATCGCCCGTCTTTTATCCCTCCCCGTGAACCTTCAAGCTTGGCTCTTGGAAATAGCGCACGAGCCACGGCACACGAAGCACCCTTTGACTTGGCTGAGTCACGCATCGTCGATGCCTTCCATGTCTGAGGTCGCACCAAGCCCAACCGATGTCCTGCCGACACGACCGCCATCTGCGCAATGCCGTATCCCATGCCGAATCGGAAGGTGCTCGTCACACCCTGCTTTGGCATAGCGCCCACCTTTTCAACGTAGAACAGAATACTGCCGTAACTGAGGACAAACGATTTCAGTAAATCGTTCAAGTGCCACATATCGTAGTCTTGCTTCGATCCGTTCTTCAGCGTCGGTATGTCGTGGACTTCGTAGTGCGAGCCGTCCGCGCTTACTAGCGCAACCGCTCCCTTCAACCCAACGTCAATACCGCCAACAGGTTTTTGTTTATCTATAGACATCCCAATTCTCCTTATATTTTTCATACTTTGCTCGGCTCTTCGGATCATGGGGCGCGATCCAAATTGCAGTGCTAGTAAGTTCGGTACAGGGTATGTTATAAATCACATCGTGCTCGCTCACGTAGATCGCCAACACATCAACCAACTTGCAATCGATGGGTTTGTGGTTCGCTTTGTTTCCACTCATGGCGGTGATGCGGTATCTGCCTTTCTTGGTGTACGAAGTGGGATCGTTCTCACGCTTCTTCATCAGCGCGTCCGTTCCCTTGATCTGCACACGCAGGGTACGCCCGACTTGATTCTGCACTATCATGTCGTGTGGCAGATAATCTCCCACGGTCGGATGCGGATGCAAGCCTAGCTCCAAGCATTTGCAAATAAACGCCTGCTCATAGTATGTGCCTTTTTGTTTTGAATTTCTCATAGCGGATTGTCGGTTGACTGTCGGATGATTCCCTCGATGGTCGAAAAATTATCTCCGCAGCGGGGGCTTAGTAGTTCTGTAGCGCGTAGCGCGATGCGCGGAGCAAGAATCCTAACCGCTCTTGTTGCCTGTTGTGGACAAACCGAATTACCCAACAAGCGTAACGCTCGTTGTCGGTACTTCATTAGAAAGTCTAGCTTTTTGCCGTGGTACTCTGTTCCCACGAGGGAGGCAGTATCGCCCAATCCGCAGGCAGACCCATCAGTTGCGCTACCCACAGGGGCGAGAGTTTGTTCTTCGTCGCTCCCTTGCGGTTCATCACTTTCTCCATGAGACAATCTCCGTAGCCCTCGTTCGTCGAGCCCTCCATTTTGTTCGCCCTCGGAGTAGGCCAATATTCTAGCGCACTCCCATGCGAATTGTTCTTGGTGGGGTCGGGCAGGGAAATGCCATGAGTCGTTGCAAGGTTCTTCGGGTCTTGTACTGCAATGTCCAACTTCTTCTGAAGGTTCACTCCCTTCTTCTTGAACTTGGCTTGCCGTTCTAGAAAGCCCTGCCACGTGCCTGCATATCCGTAATCCTCCGCAGTCGTCGGTGTCGCCCAAAACTGCGAGGATGAACCATCTGCGTCGGTTGTGCCCTGCTCCAACTTCTCGCGCGCTGACCGAAGTCGCCTCTGCGATGTAACCCATGCCTTCCAAGCTTTCCAAGACATATCGGAGAACACTTGTTTCTTCTTTGCCTGCGAGCTTGGAACTAGCGATGCCGTCGACGTTCTCCAACAACACGAGCCGTGGTTCGCATTGCGCGATTCCACGCGCGATATGTGGGAAGAGGTGTCGGGGATCGTCTTCGGCTTTGCGTAGTCCCGATACGCTGAAGGGTTGGCATGGAAACCCCCCGAATAGTGCGAGGTTAGGTATGCCGTGAAACTCTTGGAAAGGGAAGGTCGCAAGGTCTGTCCAACAAGGCGCACTAGGGAAGCGTCCCTGTTGCATACGCGCTTGAAGGATTGAGATCGCATAGCTTTCTCGTTCACAAATACACTTGAGGCGAGTTCGTCGGTCGAAGCCAATATGCGCTCCGATGTCGAGACCCCCCAATCCTGTACAAACGCTGATAACGTTGAGGTCGTCGGGAGTATCCACATCACTCACTCTTTTCGGGTTGCACCAACTCGACGTTATGTTTCTCAAAGAGGTCTAGCAAAGCTTCACGCAAGAGAGCCGACTTGGTGGTCAACCGTTTCTTGGCGAAGGATTCCAAGGTCTCCTTCAAGCAGGGATTAATTCTGAGGTTCAGTTGTATAGTTAGTTCATTGTCCATGCAATATGTATATAGTGTTTTACATATATACCCAAGAGAAATGAAACTAGTTTCGCTACACTTTTAAATTTTTTTTAAGAAAAAACCGAAAAAATTCGGACATCCCTACTCTAGGGTTTTCAATTTATTGCTATTGTAGCGCAGATATGCAGGGTTTGCAGGCATGATTTTTGAACCCTGCACCTAGATAAGTGGTTGAGCATCACGACTTTAGATTCACGAAACAACAGGGTTGCAGGGATGTACGCTAAAAAAGTCGTGTAAAGCTATATACGGAAATGCTTACCTATATTCTCTTTTCCCACATAAGCTTTATTAGAGAAAACCCTGCAACCCTGCATTTTCTTTCGCAAATCGTTTTCGATCAACGAATAAAAAATTGCAGGGTTGGGAAATTGAAAACCCAACCCTGCACAACCCTGCTACAGGATCGCCCCTAGCGGTGGTATGTCGTCATCCGAATCCTCGATCGGATCGGGCTTCGGTACGACAGGGAACATCGAGTCAAATACCTCATCGAGACCGTCAACGAAATCGTCCGATTCTTGAAGTGCCCTTTCCACTTCTTTTGAAGAGAGACCCATTCCCTCCAATTTACGTTTCAACGCTTGGTTAAAGTAATCTTCTTGTTTACTCACATACATACAAAGGGCGTGAGTTTTACGTTTTCCGCTTTTTTCTAAAAAAATTATTCGGGATGCCTGTGCGGTGGGCACACCACGTCTTGCGTGTCCCACATCCAACCAAGTACTAAATAGTAATCGAATGCATACTCGTCAGTATGCAATGCTTCCGCGCTAGTAAAAAACTTTTTTACTTTTTTTACGGAAAAATCGGAAACCTCCGCCTTTATATTATTCGGCCCGTTTCCAAGTAGAGCACCATTTATAGCTTTGGACTTCTGTAATTTCGCCACGCTTCTCTTCGGGTATCCGCGCTACGGCGCTTCTTAAATTAGTTTGCAGGGTATCGATCAGCACATGGTACTCATCGCATTTATGTTCCAACTCTCTGATTTTCTTTTTTAAAAGTAAATCTTCTAGTGGAGGCGGTACGCTATTTGTTTCTTCCACGGTTCTTTTTCTTCGACTGAACTCTGAGGTTCTTGGTCGAGTTGTTGCGTGGGTTGCGATCCTTGTGGTCAACATCTTTGCCGTCGCCCTTTTTCACCCTTCCTGCTTTTACCATCTTTCGACGCGCTAGATTTCTAGAACTTCGATTCTTCCGTTGCTTTGGTTTGGAATGGTAAGTGTCGTACTCCTTGCGGTAGTTACGCGCCTTCTTTTTGGGTGTGGCTTTCTTGGGCATCCTATTTCTTCTTTTTAGATTGAGACCGCTTGATCGCTTTGGCGGTTGGAGCGCCTTTGCTACCTACCTTACGCATACGCTCTCCGCTCCCTGCTTTGATGCGTTTACGCTTGGCGTGAATGTTGTCCCACAATCCGCGCTTCTTGCCTGTGGCTTTCTTACGCTTGGAACTATCAACTTTCTTGGCAGGCTTCCTAGTAGATTTCTTTTTGTAAGCAGTCATTTTTTAAGTAAATTGGTTTACCAACCAATTTACCAAAAATCGGCGTCGTGTCAACAGTCAATAGCGCGCTACAGAAATCTAGCGCACGCGGGATATCAAAAAAGATATCTGAGTTATAAAATCTTATACAAAAAAAACCCCCCTCCGAAGAGGGGGGCGGTTTCACTCACACACATCATGTGACTTTGGTTATGTCACCGATACGAAGTCCGTCCGATGATACGACAACTTCCTGCTCGTTGCGCGCGTCGGTATAAAAACAAATGTCCTCCTTATCGATTTCTGCGGTGATAAGGTTGCCGTCTTCATGTCGACGTGACATGAACCGTCTTGCAAACCACTCCGCTTTCGTCTTGTCCAATGACCAAGAGAGCGGTGGTCG